AGAAATGAAAAAAAAATAAAAAAAACAAGTGATCTATTAGCGGAGGAAAAATCTATTTAAAAAACAAAAAAGCCAATAGAGCAAAGGGCTCAAACAGCACTTGAAACATTAGCTAATTCTCAAAGCAAATTTGCTGAATTAGACGCTCTAAAAGCAACACTACTTGAACTAAAAAGATCACTTGAAAATATAAGCACAACCGGACTAATAAACGACACTAGTACTAGTACAACCACAACTTACTCTAGTACAAAAATTGGCGCTCTAACACAAGGGATGCTGAGAGAAGCAGATGCTAGCGAGAATAACGCTGGCGGTAAGATAGTGCGCCGTAACGCCGCTGGCAATATTTATGCCACAAATATTTATATAAACGAACCAACAAAGGCAGAAGTAACCACGATCAAGAACTCACTAGCCACAGATAAATGGCGTTTCTTAGTACGCAATTCTGACGAGGGCATACTCAAATCAATGTCAATAAAAGACTTTATAGTAGGGCAAGAAGTAGACGCCTACACTAGATCACAAAGTGACGCCAAATATGAATTAAAAAGCACAGCATATACAAAAATAGAAAGTGACGCCAAATTTTTAAGAAAAGTGGATAAGGTAGACGCTTACAGTAAAATTGAGAGTGACGCCACATTTCTAAAAAAGACCGACAAGATAGACGCATATAGCAAAATCGAGTGCGATGATAAATTTGCTCTAAAAACCGAGCTAACGGACGGTTTGCCGATAGGTGCGTATCTAAGCTATCCAAGCCAAAAGACTATCCCTGCTGGCTTTTTGATAGCGGATGGCAGAAGTCTCAAAAAAGCAGAATACACCGAGCTATTTGACGTGATAGGCTACACATACGGCGGAAGTGGCGAAAGCTTTAACTTACCGAATTTCGCCGATGGCAAGTTCATGAGGTCAATAGGCGGTAATGCTGCTGCTTTAGGCACATCTCAACAAGATGCATTTCAAGGGCATTATCATAATTGGAAAGACAACCCATCATTGGTGGGGTGGGCATACACTGTAACTGGGAATACATCAAATAAAGTAGGCACTAGAAATAGTGAGACCCCTATTGCAGAGCCAAAATCAGATGGGGTAAATGGCGAGCCAAGAACCGCAAATGAGACAAGACCGTACAATATGGCGGTAGTTGTCATCATAAAAGTCAAAAACATAAATACTCCAACGGCTGGGCAAATCGATAAAACAATACTTGCAACTGAAGCTAAATCGGGAATTGTTAAACTTAAAAACTCAATAACTGCAAAGCAAGAGGACGCAGCAGTAACCGAAAAGGCTGTGAGTGATGCGATAGAAACTAATCAAAGCATAGGTATAGGGCAAGCTTGGCAAGACGTACTAACACAAAGACAACTGAATATAACATATACAAACACAACTGGCAGACCTATAATGGTGAGTATAACAGTAGATAGCAACTCCGTTACCGCAAACAGAGTGGCGCTATATGTGGGGGACGTAAGGGTTGCTCGTTTTGAAAACGTAAATGGGCTAGCTACACAACTATGTGCCATAGTTCCAGACAAAAAAACATACCAGCTTAAAAGCGAGATAAATGCGTCAATTATTAGCATTATGGATTGGGTTGAATTACGATAAGGAGCAAAAATGAAATACTACAAAGATAAAAATAATGAAATTTATGCGTATGAGGATAACGAGCAGCCGATACAAGAGGGGTTGGCTCAGATAGATGAAGCCGAGCTAAATGAGATTTTGACTGGCAAGACTGACGAGCACGCCGAAAGACTAGCCGAGATCGAAGCCGAAATCGCTGAGCATGAAAACTATATACGCCACGCCCTAATAATCGGCAACAACGCCGTACTTGAAAATTTAAGAAGTGAGTACAAGGAGTTAATTGAAGAGCGTGAGCGCCTAAACGCAACAAGCGAATCGATAACGGTAGCGGTAATGGATCATCTATAAGGAGAGAGTATGAGCTATTTTTTAATTTGCATATTGTCGCTAATTTTAGGCGTTTTACTCTGCCCTATCGTGATCTTTCTAAGGGCTAGAAAATGCGATCAGTGGGACAACTCAAACATGACAAACATTTTAAGAGTGTTTAGCCATCTGGCGACACATCCTGACGACTTTGCCAAATTTCAATACGAAGATGGCAAAAAGCCGTTTTGGTATTTAGGTGGTGATGAATTTACGGATATTGTAAAAACTAGACCAAAGGAGAACAAATGAGAGCAAAAATTAAGAGATGCGAAATTTGTGCATCAAAGTTGGATAAAGACGGCGCTTGCACTTGGGACGGATGCCCTAAAAGCCCTAAATATAAAGAAAAAGAGCAAGAAAAATCAAAAGACAAAAAGGATGAGTAATGCTTAAATTTAAAGAGCTTTTGCAACTCTTTTGTATTATCGTCGTCGAGCTACCACTAGAGATGCTTGGCTATATAGTAGTGCCGATCGCTCTAGCGTTTTGCAACAAGCAAAGCGAGCACTTGCCAAAGTGGGCTAGGTACTTCGAGGATGCTAGCGACTATTACAACGGCGAAAACTCGGCGATAAACGGCGATAGTGGCTGGCGAAAAGAGCACTATCCAAACGGCAAAAATAGGACGTATTTTGCGCGTCTTTTGTGGCTATATAGAAACCGCATAGGCTACTTTTCAAGCCGTGTAAATGGCGTAAAAGTGAGTGAAATAGAACCATCAAGCGTAAGAGTACAAGGCAATATCAAAGTCACGAGCAACGGAGGAGCGGTTAGCGACTTTTGCAAAGTGACGCTAAAACTAAAAGATGGACGATCACGATTTGGACTTTTCAAAACGATCCGCTACAAAGGTTTTTTAAGTGGCTTTTATTGTCGTATTTATGTCGGTTGGAAATTGCTAGACGTGGCAGAGATGAACGAATACAACAAAGCTACTTTTATGCAGCCAAACGACAAAGAGTATCTCAAGAGCGTATGGGCGATTAATCCATTTAAAAGGGTGCAAAATGAGCGATAAATTCTATATAGGAGCTATCTTGTTTTTGAGTTTTGTAGTTGGCGTGCTCTACTGGTTAAACAATAATGCAGCGGAGAAAATCGACGAGCTAACTAAAAAGATAGCGTTAAAAGAGGCAAGTAGTGCCGTAGTTGTTTCTAATTTGGAAACATGTAACGCCAAGATCGAGCTAGCCAACACAAGCCTAAAAGCTCTAAGCGTGCCAAAACAAGACGAGGCAAAAATAAAAGAGCGTGTTATAACTAGGGTTGAGCGTGTGACAGTGCCTATCAAAGACGCCGCCTGCGAAGAAAAGCTAAATTTCTATGAAAGGCTATTAAATGAAGCTAATAGCAAGTAGCCTAATAGTGGCGTTTTTCATAATCGGTTGCAGCTCAAAGCCTGAAGTGATAGTAAAAACACAATATCAAGACGTATATGTGCCAGTGGCGTGCATTGAGAAAATGCCAACAAAGCCAAAGTATAGCCCTGAAAATTTAGAAAGCGCAAAGGAGCTAATAGGCTATTTTCTCACATGTGAGGAACTTTTAAAAGGGTGCGTAAATGGAACGAATAATAAAGAAAACTAAAGCTTTCTGGCTAAATAAGATGGTCGTAATAGAAATAATATTATCCGTCCTAATAATGTATGTTTTTACCTATAAATTTTAAAAAAAGGACTGGGTAATGGATGATCTTATGGATAGGCTAGGCTTTTACTTTTGGGTGATAATAGTTGGCTTTGTGGGTGGTGTGCTAAGCATTGCAGGGGGCAATGCTAAGGTTGCAAGCGATGGCAAGGCTATAATAAATTTTTTCGTTGGCACTATTAGCTCGACTTTTATATGCTGGGTAGCTTACGAGACGGCTTTTTATTTTACTGGGAAAGGTAGCTTTAGCCTCGCAGTTGGTGGCTTTTTTGCGTGGAGAGGCACAGCTTGGGTTAGCGCCGTGATCGACAAAGCAATAGACAAAAAGATAGACAACTTAAGCGACAACAACTATGACTACCCACCAAGACCCCCTCGTGACTACGATATAGGAGATGAAAAATGAACTACACACAAGCTTTTAATCTTTTAATGAGCTTAGAATTTAGTCGCCCTGAAAAAGCCCTACATAAAAATCCAACAGAAAATGGGCTAACTTTTATGGGCATTTATGAAGTAGCTAACCCAAGCTGGCAAGGCTGGGGACAAGTTAGGGCAGCAATCAACGCATACGGTGATCTAAAAAAGGCTAGCGTCGCTTTGTATAACGATGATGCGCTTGTAAATTTAGTCGCAAGCTTTTACAAAAAAACATACTGGGACGCTCTATGCCTAGATGACGTAAATAGCCAACTAAAAGCAAATGAGCTTTTTTGCTTTGCTGTCAATGTCGGAGTAAAAAGTGCCGTGCGTGTGCTTCAAAATATGCTAGGGCTTACAATCGACGGCATAATGGGGGCAAATACACTAAAAGCGCTAAATGCTTATGATACGGTGGCATTTGATAGTGATTTTGATAGGGCAGAGATCGCCTATTATCGAAATTTAATAAGAAAAAACCCACTCCTTGGCGTATATGAGCGAGGCTGGGAGAATAGAGCAAGGAGTGTGTAATGGCTGAGCGAGATTTTGGTGCTGAGATCGATGAAATCAAAACACAACTACAAACAATTACGAAAAAGATCAGCAACCTAGAAAGTGAAGATAGGGCGCTAAGAAGCTTATCAGGTGATTTAAACAACGCTATTAACTCACTTAGTTTAAGAGTTGGTGCAATAGAAACAAATGGGCTAAAAACAGCCATAGGTGACATAAAAACAGACCTAAATTTACAAAGGATGAAAGTAACTAGACTGGAGAGAAAAGACAATGGACTTTAAAAACGCATATTTAGAAAGAACGAGAGAGCTATTAAAACTAAGCATTGGGGCTGATACGCCATATCAAGAAACCCTAAAATATCTTGATGATTGTTTTGAGAAATACGAGATACCAAACCAGCATAGGATAAACGTGCTTTCTCAAATGCTCCCTCTTATTACAACACAATTTACGATTACGGCGATGCAAACTGGGCTTGAGCTAACACAACAAGACCTAAGCTTTGAGTTGTCACTAAAAAACCTTGAAAAACAAGCAGCTGCAATGGATGCAAACATTGAGGGTATAAAAGAACAAACAAGAAACACTAAACTAAAAAATGATGAGCTAGAGGCTCAAGCAGCGGACAAACTAGAAAATTTAAAGGAGCAAAACAATCTTTTACGCGCTCAAATAGCAAAACTTGCAAAAGAGCAAGCGCTAGCAGAAAGCCAACAACGAGCAGTAGATAGGCAAGTAATCGACAATAGGATTATTAAATCAATGTCAGTGCTTGGCAACTTCATCGCAGAAAATCAAGCTGGCGGTATGATAGTGCCGTCTGATATGACAAAGTATTTGTTTAATATGGTGCATGCGCTAATTAAAAACGATATAACGATCGATGAAAACAAAAACTTCACGATGACAAAGAAATGATCGGCTTAAGCGATATATTAAATTTAACAAACTCAGATACTGGCGATGACTATGAGTTTATGGCTGGCGGGCAGTTTGATTTTTACCAGGCAGGCAGCCTTGGCTACTCTGCTTTTAACACACCTTCGCCTGATCTAAGGAGCTTTTTTATCGCACAAGCTGGCAATTTAAGTGGCGCACTAATTGGGCTAAATGAGGATTTTGCCGAATACGTGCTAATGCCGATGATAGTCGCTATAAACCAGCCTGATTATGATACGAGCATAAATTTACTTATTGATAGCGTGGAAGCGGTAACAAAAATAAAATTTTCTACTCCTAAAAGCTCAAATAGGGATAACCGCTTTGGCAGGATAGACGGCAACGGCTTTGCTAGTTTGCAAAGAGGCGACTACGCAAGCCTAAAAGAATTCGTAAGTGAGCTAAGAAACGACAGCTATGCCGAAAATCTAGCTGAGGACGTTGGCAGAATGTATGGTGGTGTAGTAGGTCAAGCTTTGGCTGGCATGCTATATGATGGCATTGTGAATGGACGCTTCAACGCGATGAATGTAGCCGAGGCGATGTACCAAAATATGAAAAGTACGCTAACCTCAGTTGCTATCCAGAACACACTTTCAGCACTTGGCACGACCATATCCCCGCTTGGTATAGCTCCGATAGCTGGGCTAATCAACGCCCTTGTAACAGAAGTTTTTGAGATGGCGGTAGGGCTTGATAATAGTTTTGGTTTTGGTGGTGATCTTAATGCAGTAGTAGGCAATACAGCATTTTATGATCGCCCTATGAGTTTTGGTGAGTTTATGCAAGATACGTTTAGCGGGTGGTTTGGTATCCCTGATGCAGTGATAGGACAAACTGACTACAACGGCAGCGTAACTGGCGTGAGAGTTGGCAAACAATTATACGGATACAAAATGAAGCAAACCTTTGATGATGCACTACATGACAGACCTGGCACAAAAACGCTGACTAGCCTTGATCCAGCAAGAGCAGCAATGCAAAATTTCGCACGTAATAAACTAGACAGTATAAGGTCGCAAAGCTCACTAATGACAAATATGAAAATGGATAGTTTAGGTAGGCTAAACTACGAGATAAACACTCGCACATCACTACAAAATGCAGGGTTTGACACAACATTATCAGATGTGGCATTTAGTGCGACACAGCAGATAACAAAATCACTGCTTGATAAAGTAGTAGCTTTTGATTTGAATGCTTTTAATATCGCACCAGCTGGAGCGTCAGAAAGTAATCACGCTAACGCTAGCACAACAGCAGAAAATACATATAGCGGCTCAGATGCTTGGGCTGCAACGGCAACAAAGTTGGCTTCAATAATGAAGAGTGGC